TTAACTTTATTTAAGTTAGACTTAGAGCATGACTTATTAGTAAACTCATACTCTTGAATATTTTTTTGAATAGGCTTTACTTCAACTGGTGCTTGGGTTGGTGCAAGCAAAGACGCAACTGTTACTGTAGATACACAAACTATACACATTTAAATTACTGCTCCTTTATTTTAAATACTACCTGGCAAGGATCTCCGCCAGACTCCCACTCTTCTTGCTCTTCATCACTCATGTATGGATCTCCATCATGAGTATTACAGAAAGGCTCTGTTATCCATCCACGATCAATTCCATTATTTAGCCAGATTTCAAATTCATCATAATCTAACTCATTCGCTTGAATACCTTTTAGGATCTCATCAAATTCTTCGCTCATATATAAAGTATATCTCTAAATTCTGACAATGTCAAATGACTATCTAATAGTCTTGCTATCATTAAGATTATCACTTATTTTTTTCTAAATATTTTTTATAAATAAAATCAGCCCAGTACTGATGAAATGGCTCCCCAATATGGTCATTGTCGTCTGCAAGGAATTTTGCATTATCGTTTTCATATAAGTATTTTTTAACAAAACTATTTACATCTGACAATTCATATTGATAGAATGTATTAAAATTATTTATTTTACTATTTTCTATTCCTAAATATTTTTCGTTTTCACAAGGTGCCCAAGAAAAAGAATATAACTTTATACTATTGCTTTTGCAGTATAGGTCTAACATCAAGTAATACTGATACGCTAATAAATTTAAAACTTTATCATCTGTTCTAGTTAAAAATGAAAATTTAATAATATTTTTATTATTTATAGAATAAAATCTTGTAAAATCTGGCATATTTAAAAATATTACATCTGGATTTTTATATGTTTTACAATATTTAAAAATTAAAGAAATGCATTCCATTATTGAAGATCCACTAGAACCAATATTAAAATATCCAGATGTAGTGTTGTTTGTTTTTATTTGATCATACACAATCTTTGACCAAACTTTATCGTAAGGCATTCCATTCCCAAAGGTATAAGAACAACCTGAAAATAAAATATGCAATCCTTCATGGTCATTTTTAAAACTATCAGATCTAAAATAATTTGAATTTAATTCATTTATATAAAAATTAGGATTTGTTTTTTTAAATAGTTCATCCCAATTGCTTATACTTAATGTTTTATTTCTTGCAATTGGAACATCTGAAAAAAAATATAAATCATTATCTGGGTCCGCATTTGTTATATCTGGGAACATAAAAGGACCCAAAAAAGATTCTTGAAAGTTATCCATTTAATAAATTAGCATTCTTTTTTTAATCTTTTTTTTATTTTTTTTTAATTGAATAATAATTTTTATTTTTTTAATTATTTTCTTCATATACTCACTACGTCAACTGGACCCATGCAAGATGGATTAAATTTAATTGCAGAATTGACTGCTTGGACCACTCTGTTCCTTGCATTTTTCTGTTTATCTGTTGCATATAAAACCCCATAAGCATACTCTGCTCCTGAGCCCATGGCAAGATATGGAAGTGTGTACTTAGATAAAGACATATCAGCAGAACTGTGCTCATAGATTTGACCACGAACTGCAATGATTAAACCAAGGTCTCCGTCTTTAGATGTATCAACCCAAAACTCATTATAAAATTCTTTTAGTTCTTTAATAAATCTAGTCTGCATAAACTTATCTGTATCTTTAATATTTGGCGGAGTTGGCTTAAAGTTATAGCGGATTCTTTCTCCGTCCATTGCTCCAGCATACCCAATAAGATAAGGACCTATCTTCCAAACCTTTGGTGCTTCAAGTGCTAAAATAGTACCATCATCTGATGCTCCACGATCTCCTGCCATATAAATTTTATCTTCATGTCGAACAACAGCAATACAAGTCATGGCAAAAGCCCTCTCCAGATAGGTTATACTCAAGTATACCATTGCCCAGAGAGGGCTGTCAAGCAAGGTTAATAATGATTAATTAGCCTTTTTGTCTACAGATTTAAAGGCGTCATTTATTTCTGCCAATGATAGCCTTCCATCGTCCAAAAAAGCCCTTGCCAGTCTTTCAATAACTGTTGCTACTCCTAAGAGTCCTGCAAGCATAACTGCCTGAACCGTGTCAATTCCTACTACGGCTCCTGCTCCCAAGACTGATAGTCCTGATGCTGCAAATACCGCAAGAATTCTCATCAGAATATTTGTTATTGCTTTCTGTGGGTGCTCCTGCTTTGGGGGTTCTACTACTTTTTTAATTGCCATTTTATTTCTCCTTTCTTAGCGGGATTGTAATTAGCCAAATAATTGTTGTTGCAAGCACTGCAATACCAACAATGTCTCTTGCTGATCCCGTCAAAGTTAGCCATGCGATAAAGAAGCCAAGGAGGGTGAATGCCTGTGCGATTAATTCCATTCCTGCGTCTTTAAACCATTTAGTTAATCCCTTGAGTGCTTTACCCACAAGACTAACTGCTTTGTTGATTATTTTCATTTGTTCCTCCTTATGACTGCCCCTGCAATTTGTGATACGATGATCACTGGGACAATTACTTCTTGCGCTTTCTCTCTCTGATCGTCTGTCATATCCATACCTAACTCAGAGAAATTAGATAGGAGTTCTGTAACATCCACTTCAAATACTGCTGCAAGTGGGTCTGCTAAGAATGCTTCTGTTTGTACTTCTGTTACTGCATCCGCTAATGTAAATGGCATTGGGGTTTCTCCCGCCTCTGCTTCTCTATCTGAAAACTCAACAAATGCTTCTGCAAGTGCTGGGTTAGATTTCATCTGCTGTGCAATCTGTGCAACTTCTGAAGGCTTAATACCAAGGTCTTGTGCAACCTCAGCCTTTGCTTCTTGAGTCAATGCTCTAAGTGTTTGGCTAACTGCTGTTACTTGTTCAGGGGAAAGAGTAACTAACTTATTATCACTGCTTGTAAGGTTAGCAATAACATTAGATAGATCTTCTTCTGTTCCAGTTCCTTTTTCAGGAACAAGGGCTGCTAATACCTCATCTTCAATTACTACATCTGGTTCAGTCCAAGGGTTTTCTTCTGGCTTTGGCTCTGGGCCAGGTTCTGGTGAAGGTTCTGGAGCAGGCTCTTCAGTTGTCTCTGGGGTAGGTTCTGGAGAAGGCTCAGGTGTTGGTGGTTCCTCTGGGGTAGGCTCTGGTGTAGGCTCCTCTGCAGGGTCCACTGTAGGCTCTGGAGAAGGCTCTGGTGTAGGAGGCTCTTCTGCCGTAGGTTCAGGGCTTGGTTCTGGCGTAGGAGGCTCTTCTGGTGTTGGTTCTGGACTTGGCTCAGGAGTAGGTGGCTCTTCAGCAGTTGGCTCTGGGCTTGGTTCTGGGCTAGGCTGATTGGCTGCAGCGTTGGCTGCTGCCTGTGCAATAGCAGACTGAATTTCTCTTTGTGATTGCTCATCATAGTAACGCCATGCATCATCAATTGCGCTGTTGACATTATTAATTGCTTGATTATATGCGCTAATAGCATTGTTTTTATTTTGCAATGCCGTTGCAACATTTAAAACTGCGTTGTTATATTCATTTGTTTTATTAGTTAGTGTTTGATTGTAACCATTAAGTGTTGATACTGCTTGGTTATAAACATTTAATTTATCATTATATACATCTTGGGCTAAGTTTTTTGCAGAAAGGGCATTGTTGTATTCGTTGGTTTGTTCTTGGGTTGCTCCAGATCCATGAGAAAATGTATTTAGATTACAACTAAAGTTTTGTCCCCATACTCTTGGGCTTCCAGAATAGTCACATCCTGCACCAGTCCATCCTCCAGGAATACCCCAACCAAGATTATAGGAACCTACTCCTCCGCCGTTATACCACCAAATTTCTACATCAAAAACCTTGTCACTTGTTACATCATATACTGGAGAATAATCACTCCAAGTTGCTCCTTGCTCTACCCAGTTATCTATGGCCAATGATCCATCAATATACATTCTAAAACCATCATCTGTATATCCTGCAAAGTATGCTTGCGTAAACCATGATGGAACAGTTATCTGTCCAGTAAATTTAACTATAAAGTTTTCATATCTATTACCACAAACTGGGCGAGTCATATAGTTTCCATTTAGTGTTCCACTACATAAGAATTCATCTGTGGCTGCAAGTCCATTAACTCTAATTAGACTATAAACATCGTATGCCAAACCAGCAGAACCAGCACTGTCTAATGCTTGCTGAGCGTTTGAAAGATTAATGTTGGCTACTCCAAGTGCATCGTAGGCATCATTCTTATTGTCTAAAGCAGTGGCTACTGTTACTGTTTGTTCATCTACTGCTGATTGGGCTAATTCTTTTTCTTCAAGTGCCGTGGTTTCTGCGTCAAGAGAGTCATCATATAGGTCAGAGGTTTGAGACTGGGCTGATTGTGCAGATACTGCAAGGTCGTATTTATCTTCTGCTTCTTCAATTAGGGATATAAGTTCATCTTGGTAGCCAAGGTCATCTACGCTATTGTTGAGTTCTTCAATTTCTTGGGCTGCAACTGTTAGGGGGTCATCAGAGTGGGCACCTTCTGGAGAGATAATAAGCCAGCCAAATGCTAACAATGTGACTGCTGCTATTCGTATTAGTTTTTTGATTACCTTTCCCCCTTGCAGACTGATGTCTGATAGGATGATTATACCATTTTATTGCACAAAAAAGGGGCTACCGTAATTGGTAACCCCCTAATTGTTGGACTAATTACTTGACGTAAGTAACCTTAGCCTTTGGATTCTTTGCATTCCACTTCTTTGCAAGTGAATTGAAAGCATCCTTAATTGACTTAAGTGCAGCAGCATTATCTGCTGTTAACTTAGCGATAGTTGCATCCTTGGCAAGGACAACTGCATCTGAAGCAGCCTTTGCATCAGCAAGTGCCTTAGCAGAAGCAGCCTTCTCGGCAGCAAGTGCAGTTGCAGAAGTAGCCTTCTCTGCTGCAAGAGCAGCATCTGAAGCAGTCTTAGCAGCAACAGCATCTGAAGCAGCCTTTACGACTGCAGCATCTGAGATTGCCTTAGCAGCAAGTGCTGCATCCTTAGCAGCAGTTTGTGCTGCGAGTTCTGATACTAGATCACGAACTGCAATCTCTGCAAATGGTGCGAGTGTACGAGCAGTTAGACCAACTACATCTGCATCTGATGCATCTGTTGATGTTGTTGGAGCAAATGTGATAAGTGATCGTGTTCCAGTTGCTGGAAGTGTTGCGCTAAACTTTGCAACTCCAAAATCTGAAAGTGTTGCACCAGTTGTTGCTGTTGCAGAAGTTAGCGTTGCTGTTGCAGCGAATACTGTTGCTGTTAGAGACTTAGCAGAAACCTTGTTTCCAAATACGTCTGTTGCAGTAACTGTAATATCCTGCTTTGTTCCAGCAGCACCTGTTGTAGGTGCAGAAACTGTTAGGTTATTAATTAAACCAGCAGTACCTTGTACGTAATAAGTAAGAGTTGTTCCACCATTAGTGATTACAACTGTACCAATTGCTGTTGTCTTTGTGTAGACATAGAATGTTGCTGTTGTGCCTGTACCAGTTGCAATAGTCAAAGATGATGATCCTGACGTTGCTCCAATTGGTGCAGCAGATGTGTGTAGTGCAGACACGATTGTTGCATTTGTTGCTACTACAGAAACGACTGTTCCTGTGTCAACTGTTGAAACAAACTTTAGTGCATCAGTAATGTCAACTGTGTTGTCTGCAGGCACTGGTAATACAGCAGGTGTAGAAATTGATGAAGCAGATGACTTATCTGTATTTGCCGCTCCAAGAGTTACTGCTACTGTCATTACAGCAGCACTTGCAGGTGTTGCTACCATTGTGCCCAAAGTCATGGCTGCAACCATGGCTAGTGCGATTTTCTTGAATGAATTCATTCGTTATTCTCCTTGTTTATAGTGTTTTTAGTCCATCCAAATAGTCTTTTATCTCATCTATTTGGCTAGGTTTATATTGTATCACATTGCGACTCTCCAGGTCAAATTGCTCTTCTGGAGTCTTTGGTCTGTCTTTAAAGGTGTGAACCTCTACTTCAGTGTCTATATTTTTTGGAGTATGTGATATTGCTCCAAATATTGCTCCACACACAGCATCAGCCAAGTCCTTTGACTTTTTGCGTGGGTGATCAACTCTGTCATTTTTCATAATCTTTAACTGTGTTAGTTCATCAAATAATAAATCTATTGCTGGCATAGCAAGTCTTTCCTCATATACAAGCATAGCCATATCTTCATAATGTTTTTTAGCAACAGAAACAGTATCAGTTTTCATTCCAACCTGCTTGAGTTCATTCTGAATATCAAATGATTGCCAACGGTCAAATGAAACCATGCCAATATCAAAACCTATTCTTCTAAGGTTCTGAATCCATTGCTTAACTTCTGAAAGATTAACTGGGCCTTCTACCTTTGGTTCCCACCATGCTACTGCATCTACTACTACAATTGGTGCTACTTGTTCGTAGTTGTTGATGACTTGTATGTTTACCCATTTTTCTACATGTGCAATAGCAACAGCACACTTATCGTGCTTCTGGGCAAGGTCAGCATGCACATAATACTTTTTAGTTGGATCTGGTTTAAAGGCTTCGTCAAACCTTCTAAAGTTATCCACAGGGTTTCTAAGTGTCATGCAGGCTTTTACTTTTTCTTGTTGCTTAAAGAATGCATCAGAAGCAAAGGTTGGTACGCAGGTAAAGCGCATCATTGCATCTCCAAGGTCAGTCATAAAAGCAATCTTAAAATCATCAATCTGTCTTGTTGGGTTTACTTCCCATGTAGGTCTTTTTAGTGCGAACACTCCAGGGTATTTGTACGAGATTATGTGGTCTTCATCCCAGGAAATTTCAAACTTATTGTTTGGGTCTGTATCTGGTAGCAATGGGTTAATGATAAACTCGTGGGTTCTTTCAACTACTTCTTTTTCTGCAACAACTGCATCATACTTCTCTGAGATATAGTCTCCTGGGTATCTTGGGAATGAAAGCAAAACAACTTTGCCAAGGTCTGGGAAACGAGAGTCAACTGATCCACGGAAAGCCTTGTAGATATTCTCAGCAGTCTTACCTTGTTCATTACCTGTTCCAACTTCAGATGCAAAACCAGAGATCTCATCAAGCACTGCAAGAAGAAGGTTTAAACCCTCATGCGATTCTCTTTCTGAGTGACCAGAGTAAACAGTTATAGACTTATCAAACTCAACTGAGTCTGCTTTTGCATAGTACTTTCCAGCAAACCATGGGGATCTTTCAATCTTTGATTTAAAACCTTTAAAGAAAACATTCTTAGCCTGTTGAGCGTTAATAGCAACGTTAATTAAATCAATAGCATCTCCTGCTGGCTTACCAAAATACTTTGCTGGGTCTTTCAAACATAAAAGTTTGTATACGATATATGCACATGCTACTGTTGATACAAAGTCTTTTCCAGATCCCTTGCCAAGTTGCAGGATAATCTCATTCTTGGTATATTTTTCAAAGTATCTTGTACCTTCTTCTTCTCCCATTATGTCAATGAGATCTTCTTTACGATATATCTGACTCATTGCTTCAACAATGTCATATTGAATATCAGAAAGTCCAGGCTGACCTAGATAGGCTTCACCCTCAACAAATGTCTTTGCATTTACTGGTGTCTCTTGAAAATGGTTATCCTTAAGTACTTCAAGAAAATCATTGAACGTCGTGGACAACGGTAATCACCTCGTTGTCTTTTGCAAACGAAGAAAGTCTACGCATAATCTCATCACGAACCTGTGGATACTCAGATGCAATATCTTTTAATATTAAAACAAGAACTTCTTGACGTCTCTCAATCTCCATCATTTCTTCTGCAAGTTCTTTATTCTCAAGCAGACCAGCCTTTTGTAGCATGTCAATACGCTTAGACTCAATATCCATGACAAGTTTAATTGCAGCAGTCTTTGCGCTAAGATTGTTTGTCATTGATGCTTCATCAATAACTTCATATGTACGAGAAACTAATTTGCTATAATGAGTATCTGCTGCTGCAAGGGCTTCCTTAGCACGAGCACGGATAGCATCATTAGCAGATGCCATAACCTTCCACTCATTGATAAGTGTTACAACTCTTTGTCTTGGTATTGAAAGTTGCTTAGAGATTACAGTTGGGTCATTGCCCTTAAGGTATTCTTCTACTACCTGATTTACTTGGTCAAGGTGCTTAACTAGATCATCTTCAGTTGACATATTTTCCTTCTAGTCTATTAATTTCATCCTTGATATAGAAAATTGCTTTCTCAAGATCTTGTATTGTCTTTGCTTCATCTTTAAGTCCTGCTCTCCACAGATACTTAAATGCATTACCAATATTAAAATTACGATGACGAGTTATCTCAATGCACTCAATGCCAGATGGGTCTGAGGTGTAGTGTAAAGGGTTGTTAACTTGGTCAACTGTTATGTTTAAACTATCACTCATCCTCTGTCTCCCAATCAAATGCTTCTGGAATTCCTTTTAATGCAGCAAATGCAAAAGCAAAACCAACAGCACCTGCTACAGCAAGTGCTACTAACGCTTTCTCAACTTTATTCATCGTTTTGACCTCCTCAATCCAAACTTAGCAAGGTATACGTAAATAGTCTCTAGACTAACTCCGCACTCCTTCGCAATCTCTTCTGGAGTCTTCTTGTCCATAAGATATCTCTTACGCATAAAGACTTCTGATGTATATAGTTTAGCAGCCATAATATTATTTGTCAACTCCAATTGCTTTCCCCCAATTTTTTACAGCCCAGTGACCAATCCCACAAGCATCTGCAACATCATTATCAGTAATAGTTCTATCATAGATTGTGTTAATAAATTTTATTGTTCTTTCTTTACGAAGGTTTCTTTCGTATGTCTTATACCAAGAGATAGACTTTCCAGGATATTGATATCTTATGACAACCTGTTCATCTTTAGATATTTTTTTATTTCCTATGTAGTTCTGCCAAGTAATCGGAGAAACAGTTCCAATTACTTTTGTTCCTGATTGGCCTGCTGCCCCAAGGATTGCTCCCTGAACTAATGCAAGATCAGCAGCAGTTTTTGGACTATTCATAAACACTGTGTGCTCAATAATTATTGCCTCAAACCCTCCATAGTAATCAAAAAATCCCTTTACTTTTTTCCCTGCGTCCATAACTTTTTCATAGGTATTGTTTCCTTGAAAATTAATCTTACCCACTATACCTAGATTTTCTCCAGAAAACAAAGAAAAAGCAAGGCTGTTGGTACTGGCGTCAATGGCACAAATGGTTTTTGGAGGTAATTCCATACCCCACTTATTCTTTGCCATTCATGTACCCCTTAATATTTTTTATTGCTTTCGTTACATCCTTTGGATTAACATTACAAATACTACAAAGTTCTTCATCATTATAAATAGAAAGTTTTTCGTTACAAGATTTACATCTTCTATCTTTACCAATCCTATTTTTTCTTTTACCCATCATATAGCGAAGAGCAATTTTTTCTTTTGTTGATTTTTCTCTACACTCTGAAGAGCAATATATTTGATAATTTATCTCTGTTTGAAATTGTTTGTCACACCATTGGCAAATTACCATCTAGAGGCTCCATAGACTTTAGTTTAAAGTCTCCCTTACCAGCAGCATCACATGCCTTTTTAATTGGACACGATTTGCAAATTTTTGAATTTGAGCGATAGTTCTTTTCAGGAAGGGTCCTGTCAACCCAAGCCTTACGAACTGATCTCATCCATTCAAACGTCTGGTCTACCCACCGACGATAATAATCATTTACTTCTACTGGAAGAATAAGCAATTCATGATTGTTTTTATTTTCATAAATAAGAACTGCTTTAGGCTTCTTAAGAATTTTCATATAAATAAGCAACTGGATTAAATGACCAGTCTTTGGTTTCATGTGCGCCTTACGGTACTCAAACCCTTCGTTCATCATTGTTTTAATTTCACCAAGAAGTTCTTCTCCCTGCCAATTAACAATAACATCTCCGTAACCAAAGATTGGTGGATCGTTATGTGTAATCTTAAACTCTGAATCAACAAGGAAATCTGGTACATTGCCCATAGCCTCTTGAATTCTTTCATGGGACTTTGTCCCAGCAGTCATGTTTGCTGCGCTATATGGTGTTGCATCATCCTCAAACATTTGTCCGTCAAAAGCAAGGTACCAGTATCTTGGACACTCTCCATGCCCATAGGCAATAGTTGATGGTGCAAAAGTTTTCTTTTGTGTTTGTTTGTCAATACGGTTAACTGTATAACCAGACTGAATTTTTTCAGTTAGCCCAGCAGCATCCACTGGGTGGATAGGTGCCTTTTCTTGCTTAACCATAATCTGTTGCAATAAACTTTTTGTCATATTTTACTCGTTTCTATTACTATAAGTATAGCAGACTAGCGTGTAATATATTTGAGTGCCGACACTAAATTGTTAATAGATTCTGCAGCAGTGTAGTAGATATTCTTTTTACCACGATCTGATTTGTCAACATTAGCCATCCAGGTGGCTTTAAAGGCCATTTTAGCAGCAATGGCTTGTAGTCTCACTATTTCAACCGTAGCAACATTTAAAGGTATGTCTGGCTTAAGAATGACTTTGGCTATAAAAGTTAAAGCAGTTGTAAGTTCTTCGTCACCCATGTAGTCTGCAATTTCTGACAATCCATTTATCATGTCTATCGTTGTATTGTTTTGTTCCATTTTATCCCATCGATTCTATTGATATACCATCTAAAATTCCGTCTTCATTCCATTTTTTAAATGCTGACTGCATATCCTGTCTTGATTGTAACTCATCTAAATATTTTTTTCTTTTGTCTTTATTTTTTTCTGGATCAATAGGATTATCTTCACCAGTAAAACGATAACTTGTTGTAGGGCAATAGTCCATGCTTATAATCTCACAAAACTCACCTTCTTTAAACTTACGCTTTGGTCGCCAATGTATTTGATTAACAGCACTAAAGACAATTGTTTGTCCGCTCTTCAGGGAGTATTTTGTAAAATTATTAGTATCATCCCAGTTACTTACATACAGGTCCCAATCTATATTTGTGTTTGGACAGTAGTTAATAGTTACAAGATTTTCATCAGCATCTAGGTGTGGTGGTAAGGCTGGAGAGTTATCTCCATAACCATAGTTTATATTATAATCAATATAGTTCCAGTGACATAAGGCTATGTCTCCCTTATATAGTGGCTTTGCGATTTCATCTAAACGCTTTTCGCAATCTTCTGGCATGTCAAATTCAATTAACATTCTTGCCATGTTGCGTGGGATCTTTGGCTGATATCGACTTTTAAATTCTGATTGACGAATATATCCATCTTCAATCTTATCACCAATAAAGAAAGGCTCAATAAGTCTATTCTCTTCAATTCTTCTTCTTATCTCTGCATCTTGTTCAGCAGTAAATAGATCATCTATATAGAATGGCAATGGCTTTGTATAGTTTTCAAAGCCAGTTAGATATTTGTGAAGACCTGGAACACTATTCTGAGTCGTCATTAGTAAAACCACCGTTTGCAAAGAACTGTTCCATATAGATAGACGCTTTTTCTTTTAGCACCTTATTAATTTCTAGGTCTTTTGTTTCTGCTTCTGGATCTACAAAATGAAAAAACACCATCTCCACAAACTCATTGTCTGCAAAGTTCTTAGGCTCTCTCCAGTGAATCTGATGTGTTCCACTAAATGTTAATGCCTGATTATCTTTTAATGTAAAACTTTGATCTGGCTCAACAATAAGTGGCCACTCAACATTTGACTGTATCTGATAATCAAAAGTGAATCTAGGCTCTTTAAATGTTTCATCGTAATGTGGAAACAATGATGGCTTGTAATGAAATTTACCACAGTTACTTGTTACGTTATTGTACCTTGCGTGGCAGTACTCTGACAAAATAATTCTTTTATTTCCACTTACAGATCTTGCAATACTCGTAACTTTTTCAATAATTGCATCTGGCAACTGAATAAAAGTATTTGCCTGGGCATGGTTCTTTATAAAAGATCCACCGCTATTATTCTGTACGGCCTTATAAATTTCGTTGACTTCTTGGCTAGTAAAGACATTCTCTACTATTGTATTTATTTCATCTTGTTTCATATTGTCTCCTTGTATTGTAGTAGTTTAGTCTTTATATAACTCTTCATTTGCTTCAAGATTGTAAAATTGAGAAAGAAATCTTGTTCTTTCTGATAAAATCATATCTTGATCTTTATCAAGAGGTGTTGGATCTATGTATTCTAAATGACAAAAAATCATATCTATTTTGTTTCCAGGAAGAATTTTTGTAATTTCCCTCCAATGCGTTTGCTGTGTTCCAGCAAAAACTAGTGCTTGATTGTCTTTTAAAAAATAACTTTTATCTTCTACAACAAGGCCCCAGTCTTGATCAGCGTGAACTTGAATATCAAACGTAATTCTTTGTTCATCTCTTAAGTCGCAATGTGGAAAAAGTTTACACTCATATCCGTAGGCTGGATCATACCTTGCAAACGAATAATCCCCAACTAATCTAACCTTGCCAGCAAGAGATGTCTTTTCTATAGCCTTGTTAATTTTGTCTTCAATTTCTGGAAGTTTTACATGCCAGGCTCTATGCCCAGCCCACTTTTGTAATTTTGTTTTGTCTTCTGGGGTATTATTTACAATGCTATAAATATAAGCAACATCTGCTTCATCAAAAATATCATCAACAATCATAACTTCAAAGTCTTGGTTAGAGACCTTTTCTTGAGATTTTACTAGGTTTTGATATTGATCGTAAGCCCTACCCTTAATTCCTTGTTCCATAATTATATTATACCACTATCTGATATCTGTTCCAATATTGACATCTCTATTATTGCAAGCCTAACCTTTGCGTTTCCTTCGCCAATCACAACAACTATGGCAGGATCTTTTCCATTCTTCATTGCATCTGTTGTTGCCTTTGCCCAAACCTCTTTGTTTAATGTAAAAGACTTTCCAACTTCTTTAAAATCTACAACAAAGTTTCTCCAAGAGGCATCCCCCTTTTGAGTGTTACGACCAGAGTTCTTATGCTGCTTAGCCCCTATTCTTTTGGACTCACTCTTCTCTGTCATTACCCTTCCATTTCTGCTTTCCAAACTTGACCGTGCTTAGATGTTTACTTGGACACATCCAGGTCATTGTCTTTGTTTCTGAATAAAGTCTTAGTGACCTTACTTCTACCTTGCATTCATGGCAAACAAACTTTCCATTGTAAACAGTAAAGTTAGCCACTGAGTTTTGCCTTGATTGATTCTTGCAAATCAAGATCCTCTCTTACACGATTAACAAATGCCTCTTTGCCTTGGACTTTTGATCCATCAGGAAGAATGTACCATGCACCTGTACGCTCTACGATACCATTTAATTCAGCAGTAGTAACAAGATCACCGATGGTGTCAAGACCAATATCATTACCTCTAAAATAAAAATCATACTCGCCAGATTGAAACCCTGGGGAGGTTTTTGAGAACTGGAGTTCCCATTTAATAGTTCTACCAATTTTTTCTTCAATTAATTTGTCTCCTACCTTAATCTTTCCTTTAATCGCTTGATTGTCTGACTCGGAACTAAATAACTTAACAATGCAAGAAGAATAAAACTTAGTAGCCTGACCACCAGAAGGCTGCTGGCTAGTATACATAGCGTTAATATTATTGCGAGACTGGGAAATAAGAACAAGAAGAGTAGGCTTAACCTTGTTGTTAGCATAATTAAGCATTTTCCATGCGTTACTAAAGTCACGAGATTCTGCCCCAATCTGCTTTGTATTTTCTAATGCCTTCATCTCATCTGTATCTTTTTCAAAATAGATTGCTGGAAGCATTGATGTAATAGAGTCTACCACGATTAAGTCAACACCAGCGTTCATTAATCCAACACCTACATCTACCATGTCACTAATAGTTCTTGCCTGTGAATAGATTAGTTTTTCTGGATCTACCCCCAAAGTTCTAGCCCAATCTTCTGAGTATGACATTTCTGAGTCTATCCATGCACACAGTTTTCCTTCGGCTTGTGCTAGAGCAATCATCTGAAGGCACATAGAAGACTTTGCAGAGGACTTGGAGCCCCATATAAGAACTTGTCTGCCATAAGGTAGGCCTCCTCCTAGAGCACGGTTTAAACCAAAACTAGGTGTTGGTTGATATTCATAGTTAACCCCCACACCAGTTCCAAGTCTTTTCCTTAACTTAGGATCAAGTTGTGCTAACGCCTCTTCTATACTAACTGACATGTACATCCTCCAATGTTACGGTTCCGTCTTTAGTCTTGCCAAAATCAAACTTGTATGACTTTCCTTCTTCGATATGCATGTATGCCTTTGCAAACGATGTAGGAAAAACTGTAATAGAATGTAAGTCTCTGCTTGTATCTGCAAGTGTAAGAGATGCCATCTTCTTTCCAGTCTTTGTTATTCTTGGCTTAAAAGATACAACAAACATTTCATCATCCTTGTATGGAAGTTGCTTATAACTTAAGAACTTTACAAGAGCGTGTGATGATTCTTTTATCTCATCTGAAGGTATGAAAGAAACAATCCTGTTATCATTACACAAGACCAGATAAGAACGACCTGTCTCAATAGTCGTATTTTCATCATCAAATATACCGACACTGCCAGTTTTGTCCAAAATTTCAACTCGTGACCATCCTGTTCCTCGTTTAATTGATTTTACCATACCCATAAAAATGTATGATCCTTTTTCTTCAAAGTCAACAATGTCCTCAATAAATGCATAGTAGTGAGAAGGGATTGTAATGTTAAACTCTGGTAGGTTTAGATACTCATAAAGATTTTCTTTAATCTCTTGATCATTTCTAGGATTATCATTAAATGTTGCAGCACCAATTACTCTTAGTGCCTGAAGTGCACGGCTATTTACTCCGTTTCCTTTTGTGAAGGTAAATTCTTCAAGTTCTTTATACGAATTGAATGGTCGTGCAGATATGTATCTTTCACCAATTTTGTCAGATATGAACTTGATAGCACTGAGTCCAAACCTAATACCTTTACCCTCAATTTTAAAATCAATATCCGAATCGTTAATGTGAGGTAACTTAACGCTAATGCCCATTCTTTTTGCTTCAATAAGGTATTCAGTTCTCGCATCTTTGTCCTTTTCATTTTTTAGCACTGAGTACATAAACTCAAGTGGGTAATAATACTTTAACCATGCTGTCCAATATGATAGCGTTGAGTATGCTACTGCGTGAGACTTGTTAAATGAGTACCCTGCGTGGGCCTCAAAGTCATGCCAAAGGTCACGGGCAAGGTTTGGAGAGATAAACTTAGATGCACCCTCTACGAACTTCTCTTTAAACTGATCAAACTCTTTAGCATCTTTTTTCTTTCCAATGATCTTTCTAACTTTGTCTGCTTCCGACATGGACATACCGCCAAGGTGTACGCATGCTTGCATAACTTGTTCCTGGTAAAGAATACAGCCATAAGTGTCCTCCGTAAATTCTTTTAGTACTTGGTGGGTATAAGATATATTTTGACGACCATGTTTACGATCAACATAGTCTTTTCCAATAGTATTCATAGCACCTGGGCGAACTAGAGCATTGGATGCTGCAAGTTCATTCAGGTTCTTAACTCCCATTTTAACAAGAAGGTTTGTGTACGGTGCTGCTTCACACTGGAAGACACCCTTAGTATATCCATCTGAAAGCATTTGATAAACATTTGCATCGTCCATCTTAATCTTAAGAAGGTCAATCTTTTTACCATCTCGCTCTTTGATTATATCAATTGTATTCTTAAGAACAGATAAAGTCTTAAGACCCAAAGCATCAATCTTAATCAAACCAATTCTTTCAGCCTCTTCCATGTCAACACCAACAACAGGAATTCTTTCGTCTGATCCTGTAGAAGATCTTGTTTCAAGCGGTGCATATCTAAAGATTGGTTCCTTACTTGTTACTACACCTGCTGCGTGAATTCCAGTACCACGAATTCTTCCACGAAGTTGTTCTCCATAGATCTCTACTTCTGGATACTTCTCACGAAATTCTCTTGTTGATTTTGATGTACAAAAATCATCCCACGAGTCTACAGTCTTTAAAACCTTATTAACATCTGATAAAGGAATATTTAATACTCTTGAAACGTCTCTAACAATTCCTTTACCAGTAAACTCAAGGAAGGTAGCAATAGATGCAACATGTCGATACTGTCTAACTAGATAGTCTTTAACTTCTTCACGACGAGTATCTTGAATGTCTGTATCAATATCTGGAAAGTCATTTCGTTCTGGGTTAATAAAACGGAAGAACAAAAGGTTGTGCTCAATTGGATCAATGTCTGTAATCTTGAGTGCGTAACAAACAAGAGAACCAGCAGATGAACCACGACCTGGCCCCACCATAATCTCTTCCTTCTTTGCCCAGTTAATCATATTACTTACGACAAGGAAGTATGAAGCAAACTTTTTATCCTTAATAATCTGCAGTTCTTCTTCAAGTCTGTCAAGGTATTCTTGATTTTCTGACAACCCACGCTCTACCAAACCTTCTAGTGCAGCCTTTGCGAGTTCTTTGTCAGGACTCTTGTACTGTACAGGAAGAAGGTTTAGTCCTTCTTGAATGCCATAGTCTCCTACTGTATCTGCTAATAGGAGTGTGTTTGAGTATATGTCTGGTCTATCAATACCCTGCGATTCCATGGCTGCTTTAATCTCTTCGTATGAGAGCAGGTGAATATCAAATTTGTTAAATGTTATCTGACGGTCTTCGCCGTAGAGATAGTCAAGGCGTTCCATCATGCTGCCTTTTTTCTTTGACTTCTCGTATGTTGCATCTTTTACAAACTTGCCATGTGTATTCATTAGCAACTTAAACTCTTGTACTTCTTTTTGTGACGAGTCTACATGGTGACAGTCTGGTGTTACAACAACCTTAATTCCAAACTCATCTGCAAGTTCTATAAGGTACTTGTTAATCTGTGAATCATTGTGAGGCATGACTTCAATATAGTAGTCATCTTCAAATCTTTCTTTAAACCACAAAATGTACTTCTTAGCAAGAGCAAACTCTTCTTCTTCAAGGGCTTTAACTAAAACGCTACTTGGACAAGCAGAGGTTACAATAATTCCCTCTTTATACTTTTCAAGAATAGTAAAATCAAAGCGTGGTTTCTTAAAGAAACCATCTGTCCAAGATAGTTCACTAATCTTATTAAGGTTTTCCAAACCAATTTGATTCTTGGCTAGAAGGATAATGTGATTGTAGACAAGATCTTGTTGACCTTCTCTTTCAGACTTATCTCTTGTATCAGATATGTCTGCACACATGTATCCTTCTAGACCTAGAATTG